GTGCTGACAGACGTCGCAGTGCGCAAGGCCGCGCCGAAGGAATCGCCGTATAAGCTCAGTGATGCGCAGGGTCTCTATCTGCTGGTAAAGCCGAACGGGACAAAGCTCTGGCGCCTGAAATATCGTTTTGGGGGCAAGGAGAAGGCCCTGTCCTTCGGAGCCTATCCCGAGGTCAGTCTCATCAACGCCAGGCGCGCGCGTGAGAGCGCCCGTGAGGAGTTGCGCAACGGCCAGGACCCTTCCCTCACCCGGCAGCAGAAACGCGCCGAGGCGGTGCGGACAGACAATCAGTTCCGCACGGTGGCTCTGGCGTGGATCGCAGCTCACGGCAAGCAGTGGACGCCTCAGCACCGGTCAGAGGTTCAGAGCACGCTGGAACGCTTTGCCTTTCCGAAGATCGGCAGCCTGCCCCTCGACGCGATTACGGCCCCGATCGCTCTGGACGTGGTTCATTCCATCGAGAAGAAACAGGCTGGGGAGACTGCTCGGCGCGTCCGGCAACGCATGGGGGCCATTTTCGCCTACGGGATTGCGTGCGGCCTCGGCACGTCCAATCCGGCCGACCAGATCAAGGGTGCCCTTGCCCCGCTCCAGAAAGGCCAGCAGCCAGCTATCATTCATCTTGAGCCGCTGCGGCGCATGATGCGCCGGATTGAGCATACCCCTTCCCACCCGATCACTCAGCTTGCGTTGCGCTTCCTCGCCCTGACCGCTGTCCGATCAGGAGAAGTCCGGGGGATGCTCTGGACTGAACTGGAAGACGATGTGTGGATCATTCCGCCTGAACGGATGAAGATGCGACGGGAGCATGCAGTTCCGCTCTCGACACAGGCCCGAGCGATCATCCAGATCATTCGCCCCCTGACCGGGCGCGGCCCACTCGTCTTCCCGAATGCACGATGGGCACATAAGCCAATGTCTGAGAATGCGATGGGGTATCTGATCAACCGGGCCGGATACGCGGGCCAGCATGTTCCGCATGGCTTCCGGGCTTCATTCTCGTCCATCATGAATGAGCGACGCCCCGAAGACAGGGCAATCATTGACCTGATGCTGGCCCATGTCCCGAAAGATGCTGTTGAAGCTGCCTACAACCGGGCCCAGCACATGGAACGCAGAAGGCAGATCAGCCAGGAATGGGCCGATCTGCTTTTGAAAGACGCTATACCGTCTCGAGATCTGCTTCAGACGGTACGGAGGTCGGCAAGCTATTGAGCCAGCGGACGACGTCGCTCTCACGCCACCGAACGCAACGAACGCTCAACTGGATCGGGGCCGGGAAGCGCCCGGCCTTGATCTTGCGGTACAGATTGCTTGGCGTGGTCCGGAGTTTGTTGGCCACTTCCTGTGCTGTCAGCAGCTGGTCCAGCGTCTCACTCATCCCCGTTCCTCCGCGTCCAAGGCTTTCCATTCCGCAACCGTCATTGACGTGAAGAGAGCCTTCCGAGCGAATGCTAAAGGCACATGCTCAACAATGCGTCCTGAGCGAATGAAGTCAGCCACCGCCAAGGCGACATCCATCAGGTTGTCGTCAGCATAGACGGCCGTGATTTCGCCATTCTTTTCGCGAGCAACATAAACAGTTGGCTCCGTATCCGGCCGCCCGCTCATGCCGGGTCTCCTGCGGGGACGTAGGGGGCGAAACAACGCTGCCGGCGCTTGCCAGTGTATCCGCACTCGCGGCAACCGCCACCAGCCGACGCGCAATACATGCTTTCACTGTCATCGCAGCCGCTACATGCCATCGTGAAGGAAATAGCCTCACACAACTCAGGAATTCCAAGAGCATGCCTGTCAGGAATAAACGCCCATGACTTGCGGCGATCCAGACGGAAGCCTGCACGCTTATCGGCTTCCTCCCATGTCATAGCCCGGTCGTTATGGATGATCGCGCCATCCACTATTTCATGACCAGTCCGCATAATGACAGATCCGGCCATCACTCCCCTCCCTCGCGTGTGAGGGCGGACCGAGCGATCTGAACGGCACTGTCATGCCCACGGCTTCCAAGGCCATGTTCTTCCCCAGTCCAAACGACGTGCCGGCAGACACGTTCTAGATCTTCCACTCTCTCCTTCAGCGTAATTTCCATGTCTTCGGGCTCTGCACCATTCAACGGGTCAATCCCGACCGTCTTCAAGATCCTGACGACTGCATGACGGAACGGCTCTGCACCTTCCAGCACTTCATCACCGATTGCCTTTAGAGCTGCCTGCAGCGCGGCGACGTTGGCGGGGCGGGTGTAGAGAGCGGTCGTCTCATAATGGCTCTTCAGGGGAGACAGACTGGCTGTGGAACATGCCATGTTATTCTCACGCTCGGGCAGCTCTGACGCATCAATCCACGCAACCGGTTCCTGCCTTTCCGCATCCCTCCGGTCCCGCCATGCGGCATACTCAGTGACGATTTCGAGGACATTGGACAGGAAGAACTCGTTCTGGTCCTTCTGCCATTGCACCACATCGGCCCGTTCTTCCGTGCGGTCGGAAGCGTCTTTCTGTCTCTTGCAGAACAATTCCGCCCGCGACAGTTCCGCATCCTTCCGGCGCTGTTCTTCCGCACCTCGGGCTTCGGCTTGCTTCTCGCAATTATAGGCGATGTCGCACCGCACATAGAGAACCGGACCCTCAACAAGGAGGCATTCGTCTAGGTGGTCAGCATCTCGCCGGAGTTGCCAAGATCCATCCGAATAGCGGGCAACGCACACAGTTTCTGGATATGACGCAAGCTGCTCTTCCCGCGTCCGAACCGCGCTGTTCTGTTCTGTCTGGGTCATTTCGCGGCGCTCCGGATGGCTTCGGCGCATCTATCGGCGCTTTGATACATTCCATGCATAAAACGAGCAGTAGGGCGACGACCCAATACCAAAGCCTCCTTACGAAATTCGTCAGAAAGCCCATCGCACACCTTTGCGCACCGCTCCCTCTCCGCCGCCACAGCCTCGGCAAGCTGTTCAGATGTGTAGAGGGCGCATGTGTGGTGAGACGCTTGTTCTGGGCGCAGAACCGACGCGGAATAATCCCCTCCGGGCTGCGGCAAATATGCGGGATGAACCCACGCAACCGGTTTCATTCCATTCATCATCAAACACTCCCCGGCCGCTGACCGGCCGCAAGGTGGAACAGGATCGCGAGGGCAAGCGCCTCGCAGGATTTCGGGAACAGGTCAGTCACGGTGCGCCCCATTGCTCGGCCATCGCATTGGCGATGCCCTGGTAAGTCGTGCTTCTCAGCTTCCAGCGGTCTTCAGATGGCGGCATCCGGTGAACGCGGGCCTCCCGGCCCTCCACGACATTCGTTTCCGTCAGAGGCTGAAGACCTTCCAGCCAGAGACACGTCGCCTTCGTCTCGCCATGACCGAACATCCACGGCTGGATGATCTGGTCCGGCTTGCGCCACATGCTGGACATGATGCTGACCGGGTTCTCGATGGCTTTCCGTGGGACTGCGCATCGTGCCAGTGTCATGAAGAACGACACCGAAGCCTGCTGTCGGCCATCGAAACGCTTGGCAGCAAAGTGGCGTGCCCCGCTGACAGACAGGTCTGTGCATGGTGGATGCGCGATCATAAGATCCCACGGATAGTCCAGCACATCCCGCACATCGCCTTCGTAATGAGGTCCCGGGCGATCGGTCGGAAGCAGGTCGCAGCTCATGGCATCATGACCAAGAGCCAGAAAGGCATCTCGCACCACGCCGCTGTATTCGCAGGCAACAAGGACCTTCACCGCCTCCACCTCCAGCCGTGCCCGTAGATCCCGTCGTGGAACCAGGCGGACACCGCGCGAATGGCGTTATCGATCCAGATCAAGGCCGGGTGCGGGGTCATGCTACGACCTCATCCGCCGGCTGTTCCTTTGGCGTCAGAGCCGCGACACGACCGTCAGAGGCAATGGCCTCAGCGATCTCAAGCGGCGCGCCATGGACCAGAAGTTTCCCTGATGGACTGATGTATTCAGCGACCTGAAGCCATGAACCAATCCCGCGCATGTCACCGTTGCTCATGACTGGGAACGCCGGTCCGATCTCGCTGATCGGAAGGAGAAGAGGCTCCGAAGTACCATTTTTGTGAGCAGGGTAGAAAACCACAAAATCAGCCATTATGCGTTCCAGTTCTCGATTTTAAGCAGGCCGCACTCGCGGCGGATTTCGTTGTCGTCGTGGCGGAGGTCTGCGGCCCACGGGGCGTGCGGATTTTCCGCCATAATCTGATCCAGCATCAGCCCGATGGCCTGGCGACGGATGGCGTCGCTCAGGTCCTCGTTGATCTCGCGGGGTTGGGTCATGCCGCCTCTCCCATGCGCTTCATCTCGAAGTAGATCCGGGCGCAGGCCCGGACATCGACCAGGGCGTCATGCGCGCCCTCAAGCGTCTCGCCATAGAAATGCTGGATGCACTCTTCGAGCTTCGGCACTTTGGGCTTGATGATCCCGGCTGCCCGCATGCGGGGCGTCGGCGGCAGGTTCACCAGCGGCGTGGCAGCTTCCATCGTGCAGAACTGCGCTTCCGGCAGCTTCCACTCAGGCCGCTTGGCCCGGGCGTACATCGTCGCCACGATCTGCCGGTCAAACTGGATGTTGTGTGCAACCAGCAGATCAGCGCGGCTCGTCAGGTCGTAGAACAGGCCGGCCGCCACCTTCTCCCGGATGCCATAGCGCGCCGCCTTCTCCGTCGTGATGCCATGGACGGCTGCAGCTCTCTCCGGCACCGTCCAGCCATTCGGGCGGATGATGACGTTCACGCATGCTTCTTCCTGTCCCTGTTCGTCTGTCAGGATGGCCGCGAGCTGCACGCAATGCGGCTGATCCTCATGGCCGGTCGGAAGTCCAGGCTTTGCGAAACCAGTCGTTTCGGTATCAAAGAAGAGGATGCTCATGCGGCTTCTCCAACATCTGAGGCCATCGCGCGGCGGACCTTGCCGAGCATTTCCATCTTCATTTCGTGGAAGTCGCTCAGGGCCTGTTTCAGGATCTTGATGAAAGGCTCATCCCGATACGTCCGCTCGCGGTAGAGGGGCAGCTCGTCGCTATAGGAGACACGATCGTTCCATTCGCGCCCTGAGCAGAGAAGCTGCCCCTGAACCTGCGGGTAGTATTTCTTGTCGAACCCTTTGGTCATGTAGAGGACATGCGTCGGGGCAAATGGACACTTGATTTCGACAAGACCATCATCACCGACCAGGCGGTCAGGACTAATGCCGATCTTTCCTTCATCGTTCGTGATGAAGCCGACCTTTTCAGTGGTCACACCGAACTCAAATTCGTAGGCAAGAGCCGCCATAGGCTCCAACTCATTCCCGCGGATGATCGCCTCAACATTTGAGAGATCGGCTTCCATGGATCGACCCAAGACAATTTCGGCCACCAGGCGCGCAGCATAGGCATCTGCCTGCCCAGACAACTTGCCGGTTGGCGTGATGATCTTGTCGAACTCGGAAGCTGTCGGAATGCCGGTGCGCAGAGCTTTCCACTCAGGCGTACCTTGGACGACGTTATGAATTTTCATGACTGCACAGCTCCATTGATTGCCCTGAGCAGTCCCCGCTTTCCTTTTTCAAACTGGGGCAGTGTCATTGCATCGAGCGTTTTCGTCCCGACCCATGCAAGGAATTGCCCAGTGTCTTTTCCGCTCTCCTGAAGCAGGCCGATGATTTCCTCTTTCTGCTCAGCAGTGATGACGTCGGTCGGTTGGCGGCTCTGATATCGTCCGTCAGTATCTTCGTCGCAGCGGACAATATTCAGTAGCATCTCGGCGCAATAGCGCTTTCCGTATGAGATCGTTGATCCAAAGCCCTGAAGGGCATTTCGCCCCTGCCCTGCATCCAGAGGAAGTTCGATCTCTGCACTCTGAGACTGGCCGTTTGCATGACTGATCGTCCCGACGATCACCTTTGCGCCGCTATTCTCGGAAGATCGGGTGTTGAACGAAAGGCGCAGATTATTTTCGGCGAGGATCGGACGAATGACCTTGTCCATGTCCTCCCATTTGGTGAACTTGTATCCACCTTTCTGGCCTAGCGAGACGACGCCATTGCGGTTGACCTGCGGTATCGCACCGCAAGCCGTTGCCATAGCCGCGCTGAACTCGGCCCGCGCCTCACGCTCGATCAGTTGGGACTGCATGTTGAGCAGCGCCTGCATTTTCTCGATGTCGCAGTCGGGGTTTGCGGCCGCGCTGGCAATCACCTGCATCATGGTTGCGGCTTGGGGCGGCATCTGTCCCTTTTCCGCAACATTCTGCCCCATCGGTCGCTCGATGACTTCGCTCATGCCACCCCCCGCGTTTCCATCATGATGAAGGCCAGACGCGCATCCACGCATCCGATCGTCCGCATCGTGGCTTTGATCTTCGGCAGCTCGTAGATCATGTTCAGGCGGATCTTGGCGGACGTCACCACATCCCGGGCCACACGCCGGTCATCCTCCAGCGGTGCGATGATCGCCTGATTGCTGTGATAGGTGATGATGCTCTCGAGGTTCAGGATCTCCTGCCGCACCGCAGGCGGAAAGAACTCCAGTTCACCAGACACACTTCGGGCGTTTGCTGTTTCACGCATTTCAGAAATTCCTGGGTTTATTTGCCGGTCAGGCGGTTTCGAGCTGCTGCTGCCGTTCGATTACATTGTTGATGCGGACAATAGAGCGAGAAGCCCTGAACGTGACCTCAAAGAGAGCATCTGAGTTCAGGCCAGACAGAGCCGCCTTCACATCGGCACGCTTGAGGAAATCTCGGACTTCCCGCATTTCGGAGCGTGCTGTTTCCAGCTCTTTCAGCTCGCGGGACATCACGCATCCTCCATCATCGAGATGGTAATGCGCTGGTCCCGGATCTGATCTTCAAGAGCCAGCAGTTCGGAGAGCTGATCGTCGTTCGGATCTTCCAGAACGTCGATCGCGTCATACGCATCCTGCAATCCGCGCAGGTAATCGTATTCGTCGTCCAGAGCCGTGTTGCCTACGCCGTAGCGGGCATCAAACGCACTCTGTGAGAAATTGTCAGGCAGGTTCGCCATTGTGGTTCTCCCTCGCCGCTTCGTGCGGTGTGGAGAGACTATATGCGCACTATTGCGCATGCCGCAAGCGCAAAAATGCGCATTAACGGATAAAAAGAAACCCGGCCGGAGCCGGGTGGGGTTAGGGAGAAGAGGACTGCGTTGCTGCTGGACGGTCAGACTGACCAGAAGAGAAGCCTCCGGCCCACAAAGCCTGCCCTGCATAAACGACACCTGCGATCGCGAGAACGCTAGCCAACGCCGTAACGATTATCGTTGACCGGATACTTTTCATGTCCTGGGACATGGCCGCAATTGAGCTTTCCATGTGCCTGTTCTGCTGGGTGATAGTATCAAATCTACCTTCAATCCGCGCCATTACGGCATCAAGGCGGAGCTGACCCTCGCGATTTACGGCATCAATACGATCCTCAAGTCTTCTAACTTCAGCATCCATCGTCGAACTCCTTAGGGCGCTATCATACTCTGAATTCCTTGGATCCGGAAACGTTGCAATGGCATCCGGAAAATGAACCTGGAGGCGAGGGTCATTCGTCAGCATCAAATGCGTCCACGATGCTATCAGCAATAGGAATAGAAAAGCAAAGAACATATGAACAAGAGTTACATACAAGCGTATATATTGGATTTCCCAAGTCTACGTTCATATTATAATTCTTATTTTTATCCATTGCTGGTATAATGTATTCTCTAAGTTGCGGACTTACAGAGAAGCTATCTTGACCACATATTGGGCATTTAAGGTGTATACCCTTTCTCTCCAGTGCATCTGGTAGCCTGTATATCTTGTCTTCTTCGCTCATCCCACCCTCACTTCCAAGTCCACTTCCCAACGACGGGGTTCATTCCGGTCGAATGCTTTGAATGATTAAGCCTTCGATGCAGTACTCAAGCTGGCATCCGTCATCGGGTAGATCGAGAAGCCCGTCCATCGACGGAAGCGTGATCGCAGCTGAGAACTCTGGGTTTGTGCTGCGTGGCCAGAGTGCAACTCGTCCATCTTCCAGCACCTCGATTTCCTTGATCGTCGCCTCTTCATCGCCATTGGTGCGACGAATGACGATTACCTTCTCTCCAGTCTTCGGAGCCCTCGCCAAGTCACCAATCCTTACCGCAATCACGATTGTGCCCTCTGGGTAGAGAAGATTCATTGAATCTCCACGCACCCGAAAAGCAACGCGCGGCAGGTTGGGATAACGGTGATCGGGCGCTACCGAGACAGATTCCGATGGATAGTCTTGTGAGAAGCTGTGGCGAAACACGCCGGCCTGCACAGAGCCGATTATCGCTACTCGATTGAAATCAGAGATTGGCTCAAGTGCTGGTTTGGCAGCGGGCTCCATATTGAACGCGGTCGCTATTTTGGCTTCGGTCCTTGCAGATAGGCTGTGGGTGGCAGTCTCGTCGTTCATAAATCGGACGACAGTCGAGGGAGCCACCCCACTCTTCCGGGCAATTCCCGCATAGGTCTCATCAAACCTATCCCGGATCTGATTGATCCAGGCACGTTGCTTTTCACGCACGTCGGGAATGGTCGGCTTAGTGGTCATGTGCGCATTTTCGCACATCAATATAAAAACGTCCCTGCGCACTTTTGCGCTTGTAGATTGCGCATTATTGCGCATATTATCCGGCATGGCGAAAATCCCCACCCCCACGGAAATCGAAGCTGCCGCGAAATCTTCCGGCAGGTCGATGAGAGATGTTTGCATTAGCGCCGGCGTTGCGGTCAGCACGTGGACGCGGTGGAAACGTGGCACGACCTCACCCCGCATCGATGTCGTGGAGCGCATAGCTGCGGCTGCCCTCCCCACCCGCCCGAAGCGCGCAAAGGAGCCTGCCAATGCTTGACCTCCTGACCTGCGCCTTCTGCGCCCTGGCATTCGCCGCGCTCGTCCGCGCGCATTTTGCTGGGAGGGTTGTTTGATGGCTGAAAGCTTCAAATGGAAGCCGCGCCTTCCTGAGCTTGAACGGCTGATCCGTGAAGGAAAGACACGCGCCCAACTCGCAGACCATTTTGGCGTGTCTGAAAACTCCCTTGCCACTGCCATCCGTCGTTACGGCCTGAACGGCCTGTCGCCAAACGATAGCTCGACAGGCGGCGCTTCTTCTCGCACCCGCATCGACTGGTCTCCTCTGATGCCGATCCTGCTGGAAATGATGAGACGGGAAGAGAGCGCTTCCGCCATCGCCGAAAGACTGGGCGTTTCAACGGTCGCGCTGTCTGCGGCCATGGAACGGCAGGTCCCGAAGGATCTCCGCTCGAAGTGGAAGGCCGCGCGTCAGGAAGCGGCACATCCGAAGAAGAAGGTGATTGTGCCGGATGTGCGGCCACCCCTCGATGTCTATTCGGACATCACTTGGGCGGCACTCTGGAACGGCAACCCGCCACCGAAGCCTGACCGGTCTTTCGCCCGGTTCGGCCTGCAGCTGCACTGAGCTTCACCCCCAGATGTCCGCCCCGATCAACATCGCCAGTTTGAGCGCCAGGTGGTCCTTGACCTCCTGCGGCTGCCGACTGTGCAAGGTGCCCCATAACTGGGCATCCCGGCACAGGTCAGCGGCAAGGTGCGGCCTGTCCGCGTCGATCTCGAATTGTGGTGTCTGGGGCGCGTCTCCTTCCATCGCTGGTTTCTCCTCTCTGCTCAGTGACATGGCAGAGAATGGAGAAACCCGTGTCCAAAATACCGGAAAAGTATTCCGCCAGATTGGAAAACCGCATGACCGCCTCTCCTGAGAGCGTGACCCGCGATGCCCAGTCGATGGCCCGAACCCTTTCTCAGACGTTCGGCCCCGGCCTGTGCGTCAAGGAAATCCTCCCCCGCCTCGCCCGTCTACTGCGGATCACAGAACGTCAGGCCAAGTCCCTGTTCTATGGGGAATGGGAGCAGATCCCGGCCTACGTCTATCTGCGGCTGACCGAGGCATACCGAAGAAACCTGGAGCACGCAGCTCGGCAGGCCGAACATCAGGCCGCCGTCTATCGTGCCCTGCAAGATCAATGGAATGACCCATGCGATCCTTTCTCTTGTGGCGCGTCCGCGACCTGCGATGCGTTGCCTGCGTCGTCTTACGGTGCGCCCTGATGCTCAAGTGGGCCTCTGACTGGCTGTTCGGCCTCTCCTGCAAGCTGGAAGATTACACCAGCCGCCTGGAGGTCCGCCGTGACTGACATCCCGATTGGAAATGCACAATCAATTATTGCGGATGCGGTTGAGATGGCAGGAGGCCAGCGCGCCCTCGCCCGTCTTCGCGGCATCGCGCAATCCGACATTTCGCAGTCCCTGAACAACGGCCCGCACGATGCCCGAAACCGCGTCCTGAACGGCCTCGGATATTTCGTTGCCACCGTTGAAGTTATTCGCCCGATGAAAGGCCAGAACCGATGACCAACGACATGACAGGCCACAATTCTGACGCCGCTGTGGGCGGCATCGCCGCCGATCGTCTGCGCTCCATCATCGAGCGGGTCGAGCGCCTGGAGGAAGAGCGCAAGGCTCTCCAGGGCGATATCAAGGACATCTTCTCCGAGGCCAAAAGCGCGGGCTTCGACGTGAAGGTCATCAAGCAGATCATCCGTCTGCGCAAGCAGGAACCGGCTGAGGTCGAGGAGCAGGAAACGCTGCTGGATATCTACCGTCGTGCGTTGGGAATGTAACGGCATGGTCAAGATCCATAGTCCCCAGTTCAGGACCGAGGACAGCCTTCACGCGCATGTCGCGCGCCTCCTGACCGTCGCAATCGCCCCACCCGGCACGCTGTCTGCCTCTGGTGCGTTCTGGTGCTCGATTGAGCATCGGAATGCCCGGAACAGGCTGGAAGGTGCGCTACGGAAATCCCGTGGCGTCGTCGCGGGCATTCCTGACATTCAGATCGGATACCAGGGCCGGACCTACTGGATTGAGCTGAAGCGGCATGATGGCAGCCGGAGCAAGGCCCAGAAGGCGCTGCATCCGGTTCTTGAGGCCTGCGGGCAGCCGGTCGGTCTGTGCCGATCCCCTGAAGAAGTGTTCGGCTTCCTGAAAAAGCACGGCGTTCCTGTCCGTGCGGAGGTGATGGCTTAATGGCACGCATCCGCAGCGTTCATCCCGGATTGTGGACGGACGAAACCTTCGTCGGGCTGCCCGCAATGGCGCGCCTCTTTCTGATTGGCCTATGGAATGAGGCTGATGACAACGGGGTTTTCCAGTGGAAGCCCCTCACCCTGAAGATGCGTATCCTCCCAGGCGATAACGCTGACGCCTCAGAGCTTCTCGCCATAATGGAAGAGGCAGGCGTTGTTATGCGCTACGAAGCCGAAGGGGCTTCCTATGGCGCAGTGCGCAATTTCAGAAGGTTCCAGCGTCCGGAGAGGCCGAAGCCTGTCCATCCGATCACCGACGAGGTGGAGCAATTCGTCGCTCTGCCATCGAATTCTCACACATGCAGCAAGAAAAAGCATGGAGCAGTAGGAGGTCAGGCAACGAACGGTCGGAACTCAGTCAACCATCCAGAGCCGAATGAACAACCATCACTCGATGATAATTCGGTGTCCGAACACCGACAAAACATCGAATCACATGGGCCGATGGAGGAGGGAATAGGAAAGGTAATACACTCTTCGCTTCGCTCAGAGTGTGAGCGCTCGCCTGCCGACGCGCCGGCCGCCCCCGCCAAAAGCAGCCAACGTCGAAAATCTCAACTCCCGGAGGACTGGCAGCCCAGCCCGGATGAGTTGGCTTATGCCGGGAACCTTGGTCTGGACGGACGCGCCGTAGCCGAAAACTTCCGGCTGCACTGGCGGTCCAAGGGTGAAACGAAGCTCGACTGGCATGCGGCGTTCCAGCTCTGGTGCCGTCGTGAGCAGAGCTTCACAGGGTCCCGCTCAACCGGCGTTCGCTCCGTTTCTCGATCCAAGACCGCAGCCGACCGGGCCGATGAGCACGCGGCCTACATGCTCGAAAAATACGCTGGAGGCGTCCGATGAGCGAGATTGCAATCCTGGCCCCGATGCCGACGATCAGCCGTGCTCTAGGCGCAGCCCTCGACCCTGAGCGTCAGGCGGTCCGCTTCGGACCGACCGAGACGCCGGAGGAGCGTACCGCCCGCATCCGTCGCAACGACCCCGCCCCCGGCATGGTCATCCGCCTTCAGCCCGACGCTCCATCCGACGCGGTGGTGGCGGAAGCTAAGCGGGTTCTTCCCCAGCTCGAACGGGCCATGATGCCGCCGCCTTCCGGTTCTCAGACTGGCGCTGCGCTGCGGATGCTGGAAAAGCTCAACGCTTCGGTCGCATCTCCGGTCGGGCCCGATACGCTCCGGATGCGGGCTTGCTTCCTTGCCGAAGCTGGCGCGGATCTTCCGGCTGCTGCCTGGGATCAGGCCGTGGATCGGAAGTTGCTCCGAGCGTTCAAGTTTATGCCGTCTGTGGCCGAGATCGTGGAAATCCTCGAAGCCGAGATCCAGCCCTTGCGGGACAAAATTGCCCGTGTCCGGCTGGTCAGCCAGTTCGAGCGCAAGCCATCCGATCGGGTTGAGCGCCCTGACCCTGCCGAGATCGAGCGGCGTAAGGCGGCTCTGGCCGAGCTGCAATCGGCCGCCGAAGACCAGGCCAAGGAAGATCGGGAGGTCCGGGATTTCGGCATGTGGATGCCGGCGGGCGCTGAGGGGAAGACCGGACTGGAACTGGCCGAAATCCTGCGCTCCCACCTGGCGGGTTTGGATGGCCCGAAGCTTCGGATCACGCAGGAGCGCATTGAGGCTCTGGAGCGGAATGCCGCCATCCTTGCCCAGCTCGCAACCTTCGAAGCCACGGAGAACCGGGCATGACCGACCGATCCAACACCTGGCCCGATTGCATCGGTGAGCACGCAGCGACACTGGCCAAGCCGAGGACCTGGGCAGCGGCATGTGCAGCCACTCAGGGCCGCCAAGGATGCGATATCGGCACTCACGGTCGCGCCTTGCTCGCAGATATGCACGGAGAGGTGCCGCCGTTGGCTGCTGAGTGCGGTGCGGAATGTAAGACGATACACGATGGGGTGAAAGCTTCTGGAGGCGATGGCGACACCTCTACGGCTTTGTTCGAGAATTGTGGAACAACGGAGGCTCAGCCATGAGGGCGTCAGGCTACGAGCGGAACGCGGATGACTGGTACGTCGAGCCGGCTTGGGCGGTGGATGCGTTATTGACGGTCGAGGAGAAATTCGGGGGAACCGTCATCGATCCATGTTGTGGGGGTGGCAATATTCCAAACCGGCTGAAAATGGCCGGATGCGATGCGCTTTCTTCCGACATCGTTGACCGGAATGGAGCAGCCGACCTGTTGGGATCGTTCGAGATAATCCTGCCAGAAATTCCGCATGAATCAGTCATCAGCAATCCACCGTACAATCTGGCCCGCGAGTTCATCGACTGTGCGCTCAAGCACACGACCGATCGGGTCTGTGTTCTGCTGCGTCTGGCCTTCCTTGAAGGCATGAAGCGTCGGGAATGGTTCGGTACCGTGCCGCTTGCTCGTGTCTGGGTTTCAAGTCGTCGCATGTCGATGCCGCCTGGTGGGTCTGACGTTCCGGCCAAAGGGGGCGCCATCGCCTACGCATGGTTCGTCTTCGAGCATGGCCATCGCGGGCCAGCACAGATCGGATTTCTGCCGGATGTCGGCATGGGAACAATAAACGCCGAGGGCGATCTCGGGTTGAGTGGGGAGTGAGGGGGATGAGGGAGTTTTTATCTGGTGTCTCGGCCGTCTATTGGTTCTTCGCATTCGCGACCGCTGTTCTTCGCTCCTTCGGATGGAAACCTGTAGGTTGTTCGTGGTGGCTGTTCACCGCTGAATGTGTCGGGTGCGGGCTATTGTGGCCCTATGTCGCCTGTCGCCTGATGGCCAAGGATTTTCTGCCATGACCCGCTTCTGGTGGCTGAACCCTTGGGCTGAAGTGCGGCGGTTGCGGGGCGCTGTTGATTTATGGCGCAATGATGCCGGATCGTTGATGACTGCGTGGAATAAGGAGCGCGGCGCTTGCCTGCAGATGGAAAATGAAAACGCCGAACTCAAGCGGCAGATTGCAGAACAGTCTGATGCCGCTCAGGCCGCGCTCTGTAGAGCAATGTGTGAGAAAGACACCGTGATCCAGTCATGGGCGCAGCGCTATGTCGCACTGTGTTCAATCAATGCGATGCTTGAGCAGAAAAATGCGCGATTGGAGGGCGATACTGATTATCCGCATTGGAGTAAGATATGACCCAGCGCAGTGCAGAGCGGTGGAATACCGGGAAGCGTGGGGCGGTGCAGCGGAAGGCAAACCGGCGCGGTTTTGGTGAGGCGCAGATGATGCGTGATTTCGCAAAAAGTCACTTAAACCCGGATATCACTCCTGATCAGGTTTTCTGCGAACTGATGGCTTTCGGCATCTTGGACGTGTCGCGACGCGCTCCGAATGTCAGTCGCGCAGTTTTTGGCGGTGCATGGCGGTGGGTGAAAAGTCAGCCGGTCGGCTTCTGAGGTATCCCGTTACCGGTTTTCCTTGTGATGGAGTGTGGTTTGGGATAGGTTCTTCCTATGAAAGAACCCTCTGCTATCAGCGGCAAGCAGCGGAAAAAACCGCCAGCCGGCAAGCCCTTTCAAAAGGGACAGTCCGGCAACCCATCGGGGCGACCAAAAGCCCTGAAAGAGGTCGTTGAACTGGCCCGATCTCACACAACGACGGCGATTGAGGCCTTGGCCCGGATTGCGGGCAGTCAGACTGCTCCCGAAAGCGCAGTGGTCTCCGCCGCGAATGCCCTGCTTGACCGCGCATGGGGAAAGCCGAAAGACACAGTGGCGCTGGAGAACGCGGAAGGTGGTCAGCCTTTCCAGATCGTTATCCGCAAGCTGAGTGATGGCTGAGCTCCAGATCCCGGCATACGGCTGGCATCCCCGTGACTATCAGATGCCGCTCTGGACCTTTCTCGAAAACGGGGGAAAGCGCGCCTACGAGGTTGCGCATCGGCGATGGGGGAAGGATGACGTCGCCCTGAACTGGGCTGCCGTGTCTGCGCTCACGAAGGTCGGCAACTACTGGCACATGCTCCCCGAAGCCAGCCAGGCGCGAAAGGCGATCTGGGACGCGGTGAACCCTCACACCGGACGCCGGCGCATCGATGAGGCTTTCCCGGAAGAGATCCGGGCCACGACCAAAGAGCAGGAAATGTTCATTCGGTTCATCAACGGATCGACATGGCAGGTCGTGGGCTCGGACAACTTCAACAGCCTTGTTGGTTCGACGCCGATTGGCGTGGTGTTCTCGGAATGGGCGTTGGCCAACCCGTCGGCCTGGGCGTTCCTCTCCCCGATCCTGCTGGAGAACGGCGGATGGGCGATGTTCATCACCACGCCGCGCGGGCGCAACCATGCCAAGACGTTCTTCGATGCCATGCGCGACGAACCGGGCTGGTTCTGCGAGGTCTCGAGCGTCGAGAAGACAAAGCGCTTCACCCCTGAACAATTGGCAGCAGAAAAGAGGCAGCTTGTGGCGCAGTATGGCGAGGACGACGGCGGCGCGAAGTACGAGCAGGAATATGACTGTTCCTTCGATGCCGCCATTCAGGGCAGCTACTACGGCAAGATCATGAAGAAGCTGGACGAGCAAGGGCGGATCGGCGACGTGCCGTACAATCCGTCCCTGCCCGTCATTACGGCTTGGGATCTTGGCATTGGCGACAGCACGGTCATCTGGTGCGCTCAGCAGATCGGGCCAGACGTTCGCGTGATCGATTGCATTGCCGGTTCTGGCCAGGGCATCGATTGGTATGTGCGCGAGCTGGGCAAGCGTCCGTACACCTATCGGCAGCACATCGTCCCCCATGACGCGAACAATGGCGAGCTTGGCACGGGACAACGCCGGATCGACACTATGCGCTCGCTCGGCATGCACCCGATCCGCGTCCTGCCGCGCACGCCGGTGGATGACGGCATCAGCGCGGTTCGCAATCTCCTGCCCAGATGCCGGATCGATCGGAAGAACTGCCAGCGCGGGATTGATGCGCTCGAGCAGTATCGCAAGTCATGGGACGATACGAACAAGGTGTTCCGAGACAAACCGCTGCATGACTGGGCATCGGATTATGCGGATGCGTTCCGGTATCTGGCCGTTGGACTGCGCGACCGCGAAGATGACAAGCCGAAAGCAGCCAAGCGCCCGCGTGTCTCACTGACAGGTTCTCCCTCTGGATGGATGGGAATGTAATCGGAAGCACCTTCCAATTCCGCTTGTACTGGCGGAATCATGTGTGGTATTTGGATACCTCATGAGCGCACGGAAAAACGCAGACAAATCGACGGGTTGCCCGTATTGGGAATTCGAGGTTAGTGCTCGTTGTAATGGAAATATCGTACTGAGATTATCCTCGCCTTCTGACGGCACGATCCCGTGGCCCGCAGCTCAGGCGCAGTTCAATACAGTTCTTGATGAAGCGAGAGCATCTTTCGAGCGCCATCTGGCCGAGTATGTCGCTGCGATGTTTTCGAAAGATTCCGCTCCATGAGCGATACCGTTCCCGGCACAGATTCAGTCATCTCCGAGGTCAAGCAACGGTACGAAGCCGCACAGTCCTTCGAGGCTGACTGGCGCAGGAGGGCGCTCGATGATCTCCGCTTCTTCCACGCTGATGCGTACAACCATGACCAGTGGGACAGTGCTGTCTATCAGGCGCGCTCCGGCACATTCGGCGGCTCGCCTCGCCCCTGCCTGACGATCAACAAGGTCCAGCAGCACGTTTTCCAGATCGAGAACGATGCCCGGCAGTCCCAGATGGGGATCAAGGTCAACGCTACCGGCTTTGGCGCGACCGAAAAGGCAGCCGACGTGCTGGAAGGCATTGTCCGGCATATCGAGTATCAGTCGAACGCTCAGCAGAACGCCTACAACTGCGCCATTCAGGGGCAGGTTCGTCAAGGCATGGGCTGGGTCCATGTCGTCACGGACTATGTGAAAGGCCAGGACAGCTTCGATCAGGACTTCTTCATCAAGTCCGTGCCCGATCCGCGTGCCGTTTACTCCGATCCGAACACACAGGAGCCCGATCACTCGGACATGCAGTGGGCGATGATCGTGGAGGAAATGCCTCGGCACGAGTTCGAGCGGCTTTATCCGGATCACAAAGATCTGTCCGGCTCGCCGCTCTCCATTGCTGCTGACACGGATTATCGTGGCCAGGAGGCGGACAAGGAAGTCGTTCGGATCTTCCGCTACTACCGACGCAACGAGGAGAAGGACACGCTCTGGGCCGTGCCAGTTCCTCAGGGCGATGGGTCAGTGTCAGTGCAGCCTATGCGCCAATCGGCCATGCCGGAAGAGATGGTTACGTACTGCCGCGATATGAAAGCGCAGTCCCGCCCGATCACCCGGCCTCACGTCGAGTTCTATCTGATTGCTGGCGATCGAGTTGTCTCGCATGGTCCGACCGTCTTTCGACACATCCCGCTCGTGCCCTTCGTGGGCGTCGAGAGCGTGGTCGATGGCAAGCTGGATCGATGCGGACTTGTCCGGGCTCTGATCGACCCTCAGCGCATGTTCAACTACAGCGCATCCGCGTTCGTGGAGAGCATCGCCGTTCAGACGAAATCGCCCTGGCTTGTCGATGAACGGTCCATTGAGGGGTACGAGAACCAGTGGGCCAGTGCGAACACGTCGAACGCCGCCTGGCTGCCGTATCGCTCGATTGACCCGGACACGTCCGAAACCTTGCAGCCGCCGCAGCGCCTCGACCCGCCGACCGGTAGCACGGGCCACATGCAGGCCATGCAGAATGCTGATCTTCAGATGCAGATGGTCACCGGTCAGTATCAGGCCGAGATGGGCGCTCCGGGTAACGAGCGATCAGGGCGCGCCATCAACGAACGTCAGCGCCAGTCCGACACGGCGAACTACCACTACACCGACAATCAGGGCATGGCTTTGCGCCTGCTTGGTCGGATCCTGATCGATGCCATCCCGCTCGTGTACGACACGGCCCGCGCCGTGCAGGTTCTTGGCGAGAGCGGCGACCAATCCAGCGCCATTGTCGATCCGCAGGCAACACAGGCCGCGCAGGTCGTTCTGCCGCCCGGCCCTGATGGGCAGCCGCAACAGCCTCAGCCTCAGATGCCGATCGAGCAGCAGATGGCGATTGCAGGCGCGATCCTCGCGATTAATCCGACGATCGGACGCTATGACGTCGAGGCCGACGTTGGGCCGGCCTTCGCCACACGGCGGCAGGACACGTTCAATAGCCTGATGCAGGTGTTGCAGGCCAACCCGGCAATCATGGGCCAGATCGGAGACCTGTTCTTCAAGGCTGCTGACTTCCCGCTGGCCGACGAAATTGCAGACCGCCTCAAACCCGCGTCCGATGATCCGCGCCTTGGACAGGCTCAGCAGACCATTCAGCAGCTTCAGGCGCAGTTGCAGCAGGTCAGTCAGCAGCTCAAGGACAAGACGGCCGAGCAGCAGCACACCGTCGTCAAGGACGCGATGGCCGCTGACACGAACCAGTACAAGGCCGAGACAGACCGCATGGCTGCCATTGGTTCGACCGATCCGGAAGCGTTGCGCGTGCTGGTCCATCAACTGGTGGCCGAGGCGATGCAGGGCGGACAGTCCGCGCCGGTATCAACGCCTGTGCAGGACGGACCTCCCGGCCCGCTCCCGCGCCTTCCCTCTTCCAATCCCCCGGGCGGCGAAATCCATGCTGCCAATCCAGTGACAGGAGCCGTTGAGGCATGAGCGAAACCATCGAAGCCCCGGGCCAGACGGCGCCGGAAGCCCCCGAGACGAATATCCTCTCTGGCATCCAGTTCGGCAGCGACGAGCAGGGCAGCACCCCGGAAGACGGCACAGTTACGCCGCCCGCTGACGCAAACGCACCCGGGGCAGAAGCACCGCAGCAACCGGAAACCAAGAAGCCCGAGACGCCCGAATGGCTTCAGCGCAAGATCGACCGGGCGACGTATGAGCGCCGGGAGGCTGAGCGTCAGGCACAAGCCGCACGCGAGGAGCTGGAACAGACGCGTCGGGCTCTTGCCGCCGCCCGTGGTGAGCAGCAGGAAGAACCGCAGCTGACGCCGGACCAGATCCGCCAGCAGGAACGCCAGCGCTTCGAGCAGCAGCAGGCCGAGCAGCAGTCAGTCCAGCAGTTCGCATCGCAGACGGAAGTGATTGCAAAGTCGCTGGCTGGCGCGCATGGCGAGGAGGCCGTTGGTCAGGCCACGAAGCTCCTGTCTGACCGTGCTGGACTGGATTTCGGTAACAAGTCACACCGTCAGATCATTGCCGATATATCGGAGTTGCCGAACAGCGGCGCGGTGTATTATGCTCTCTCGCAAGACCCGGACGCAGCCAGCGCGCTACTCGATGCTCCCGAGCGTCGGCAGTACGCTATGTTGCAGAAGTTCGCGGCCTCGGTGAATGAGGCACCGGCAGAACAGGCGAGGCCTTCCCAGCCCGCTCCACGTCCTGCCGCTTCTCAAATCTCCAAGGCTCCGGCTCCTGTCCCGGCAGCTACGGGTTCGGCTCGACCGTCTGGCGGTAGCCAGTCTCTGTATGACGATAACCTGTCGGCAGAGGCATTTGCGAAGATGTTCAGCAAGCGCGGCTGAACGAAGGCGACGGCCTCTAAACGGCTGTTTGGCGGGATCTCAACCCGCCCCTCCACGGGAAGGTCATCCACGGCTGTTTCCGGTCTCAACCGGCACACGTTCTGTCTTTGACGAGAGCGGCATGAACGGCGCCTGAGCGCCATGTATGTGAGCCGAACCCGTGGCATCGAATAACCTGATCAATAACCAGATGATTACGAAGATGGCGCTTGCGCTTCGTCGTAACCAGAACTCCCTCGTCCAGAACGTGGACCGGTCATACCAGGACCAGTTCGCACAGACTGGCGGCAAGATTGGCGATAACGTCAACATCCGTCTGCCGAACGATAACGTAGCCGTTCAGGGCCCGGTCGTGAACCCGCAGGCCATGGTCGAGCGTTCCATCCCGCTGACGATCGATCAGCGCTGGAACACGTCCCTGTCCTTCACGACGCAGGAACGCACCCTTCAGGTGGACAGGTTTGCGGAACGCTATGTCGCGCCTGCCGTCAACGTCCTCGTCGGTGCCCTCGCCGCTGACCTGATCGGCATGTCGCTCCAGTTCTCGAACCTGGTACGCAACGTGGATACCGAAAACAACACGCTCGTCCCGTCCTCGCAGACATGGCTGCGTGCGAACGCCATCCTATCCGAGTGCAACGCCGAACCTGCGAACCGCTTTGCCTGCCTCGACCCGCTGTCCGAAGCCGACACGGTTGCTGGCCTGATGGGCATGTTCAACCCGTCTGGGGAGATCAGCGAGCAGAACCGCTCCGGCCGCATGGGCTCGCGTCTGCTCGGTGTTCAGGGCTGGATGCAGGACAACACCGTCATTGTGCATCAGACCGGCTCCTATGACGGCACGGCAACAGCCACCGGTGCGGTCAACAGCTTCACCCCGAACGGCCAGGTCGTGGCTCCGACGCAGATCAGCGCCGTGACCAGCCCGCACATGTCGCTCATCTCCTCAAGCGCCATCACAGGCACGCTGAACGCTGGCGATATCATCACCATCACCGGTGTGAACCGCGTCAACCGCATCACCAAGAAGTCCCGTGCGATCCCGATGCAGTTTGTGGTGGCTCAGGACTGCGCATCCGGCGCGACATCCATCCCGGTTATGCCGGCACTGGTCCCGCCGAACGCCGACGGTTCCCCGGCCCTGTTCCAGACCGTGGATGCGGCTCCGGCTGAGGGCGCCAAGATCAACATCATAGGCAAGGCCGGTGAGGTCACGCGCCGCAACTTCATCTACCACAAGAAGGCCATGACGCTGGCGACGGTGGATCTGGAGCAGGTGACCGGTGCGACCATCGAGTGTGGCCGTGACAACCTCGACGGCATCAGCCTGCGCACGCTGACCTACTACGACGGACCGGTGGACGTTCGTGGCACCCGTATGGATCTCCTGTACGGCAAGGCCATGCTGCGTCCCGACTGGGGTGTCATCGTCCCGTCTCCGACCGACGACGGCTTCTGATGCGGACGTACCCGCGCACCCTCTTTGCCCCGGACGGATACACCACAGTGACCGTCCAGAACGCTGAGCAGGAGGCGCGGGTACGGGCCCGCTTTTCCGGCACTCCCGAGCCTCAGCGCCGGGATGCGCCGCCCAAGCCCGTCATGAGACGGAAGGGACGCATTCCTAATGTCCGAAAGCAGTAACGGGACGCCCGAAGCCCGTACCGGGTACGTGGTTTCTGATCTCGTCAGCATGGCGCTGGAACAGCTTGGTGTCGGTGTCGGCAACCAAAACGCAGACCCACAGGGCATGGCGTCCGGGGTCAAGCATCTGAATATGATGCTGGCCCAGTGGCAGCGTCGCCGATGGCTTGTCCCGAACCTTGTTGACACGGCTTTCCAGTCCAGCGGTGCATCTGTCTATTATTTCGGTCCGGGCGGTGATCTCGATATTCCCGTTCGCCCCGACCGCATTGAGGCAGTATATGCCCGGATGCTGAATGGTGCTGCCCAGTCCACGGAAGGCGATTTTGCCCCTTCCGACTTTACTCCTTCTGATTTCGACACAGGCAACGACGGCCTGGGCGGCCCGGGACAGCCAATCGATTTCGGACTGACTATCATCGAGTCCTATGAGGATTATGCGAGCCTCGGCCTGAAGGCGCTCAGGGCATGGCCTTCCTTCTGCCATTACAATCCGTCTTTCCCGCTTGGTGAGTTTCGGCCGTGGCCGATCCCGCCTGAGGGATGGGAATTCCACGTCCTCTACAAGGTTCTGCTCCCGGCCAACCTGTCCGCATCCAGCCCGATTAATCTGCCCCCCGAATACTGGGACGCGATCATGTGGACGCTGGCAGCAAGGCTCGCGCCTTCATATGGGCAGGAAGCGTCACCCACCGTGGTTGCCAGCGCCAAATCTGCTCTCAACACGATCCGCACATCCAACACGCAAGTCCCGATCTTGGGAATGCCATCAATCCTGACGCCATCTGGGAACCCTGTTTGGTGGCCGGGTCTGGAGATCCAGAAGCTATGAAGCGCATCCTTTTCGCACTGACCGCACTGCTCCCGGTCGTGGTCATGGCTCAGTCAGTTCCTCAAATGAATCGGCGTGTCGCACTGGACGGCCCAACTGGCCTGAACTGGGCCATGTCAACCAAAGCTGATGCGGTCTCAGGTGTGTTGACAACCCCAAAGGAGAATTCCGGAACCTATACGGGAGGAAATTTTTCCGGTGGCACGGCGACTGGGACGGATACCAGCGTCGCACTTGAAAAGGCGATCGGGGCCAGTGTTGCCCTGACACCTGCACTTCGTCATTCGCAAAGCTACAGCGTCTATGACTTTGGCGCGAAATGCGACGGAACGACCGATGATGCAGCGGCGATCAATGCTGCGCTTGCCGCAGCGGGAAAACCCGGACAGGGCGGTACGGTCATGCTAGGTGCGACGGCTATGTGCCGGTTCGGGAGCACGCTGATTGTCCCTGATGGGGTCAGCTTTTCCGGTTACGGAATCCACGGTTCGCAGATCAAACCCCTTGCGGCATCGTTCAGCCCGCAGGTTGTAGTGATGGGCTCGAATAGTCGCCTGAGTGATTTTCAGCTTATCGCGGGCGCTTCAGACATCGGCTATCCCGCCGGTGGCGCAGTGGCGATTTCTCTCAGCACGTCCGCATCGCCCTTCATGAATACGATCGAAGGTGTCTGGATCGACGGCCCCTGCATCGGCGTGGACATGGCCGGCAATAACAACACGGTCCGCTCCAGTTACATCAATTTCGTCACAGGGGGCGGAGGCTGCTACGGCATCCGTGTGGGGCATCTGACCACAAAGGCCGGCACGACCGATCCGCGCATTCTGGATACGACCATCGCCACCGATCAGAGCACGTCCGGACGACCCGATGCAGACCTGCAGGTGGAAGACGCTGGCGGCCTGTATCTGGTGAACGATGACTTTCTCTATGCAAAACGCGGAACCATCATCAAGCCTGGGGCCAACCAGTATGTGACATGGCTGTTCGGGATCAACACGGCCCTGGGCGATACGAACGGCGCGGGCGGCCTGTTGATCGACACGGCGGACTCATCCGCACAGGTCAAGGGCCTGGAGATTGCGGGAAGCTGGACCAGTAATGCTCAGGGACCGGGTGTCGAGATCGACAATACGGCAGGCGGCACCATCGCCGGCGTCCACTTCCGCGGGCATCGCGCTTACACCAACGCCGCTGACGGCTTCGATGTAGCCGCGACGGTAACGGATTTCGTGCTGGATGGATCGCACCTGTGTGGGAACGGATCGACTGGAAGTGCCATCCTGATCAACAGCGGCGGCAGCAAGGCACGGATCACCAACAACACGATCTCGAAGGCATGTGACGGGCAGACCTCCAACAGTACAGTCGGCCTGAACCTGTCGGGGAACAATGCCGCAATCATCGCCACAGGGAATGATTTTACCGGTCTGGACACCCCTATCGCGACAGGCGGTACGAACACGTCTCCAGGCTATGAGATGGTGATCAACAGCAACATTCCGACCAGCACGGAGCTGCTTTCAATTCCTAACGCGGCCTCCATGAACCTGTACGGCGCCTATGAGGGATACGGTATCAACTCCAGCGGCACCACGGTAACGGATATGTCCTCTGCCTGGAACGGGCGGCACGTCATGCTTTACAGCGCCAACCCGGTGACATTTTCCACCGGAGGAACATCCGGATCGGCTGTATGTAACAACTTCACGAGCACGGCCAATGTCCCGATCCAGGCCAGCTATTACGGTTGCTGGTACCTGAAATAATGCCCCGGATTAATCTCTCAGGCGGCTCGTACACGGCCCGGTCAGCTTCGGTTGGTGCTCAGCGTGTTTTGAATCTGTATGCTGAGCCCATTCCGCAGGATGAAGGCGAACCGGTCCAGTTCGCCTATTATCCCACCCCCGGCCTGGTCACAGTTAAGCAGCCGGGCGGTCAGGGAAGATGCGCCTATCAGACGTCGCAGGGCGATGCCCTGTTCGTCATGGGCGACACGCTATTCAAGCTGAACAGCGACGAGACTATCCTTGCGTTGGGACATATCTCCCCGGGTCCGTATCCGGTGCGCATTTCCGATAATGGCACGACCTTGTTCGTGGTCGATGGCGGCAAAAATACCGGCTGGTATTGCTCGATGCCTTCCGATCCGGGGGGCGACTATGGCGTACTCACCAAAATGGGCGACAGCGCGTTCTACGGCAGTCCGACGATTGCTCTCCTCGACACGTTCTTCCTGTTTGTGAACCCTGACACCACGAATTGGTACACGTCCCCTGCCCAGTTCTCTGACGAAGCCACAACGCCTTTCGACAGCCTTTATGTCGCCAGCGATGCCACCAGTCTGGGGACGATTGTTGGGCTTGAAGTGCTCGGGCAATACATCTGGCTTTTCAGCCGCTCTCAGGTCGAGTTCTGGTACGACAGCGGGGCATCTGATTTCCCGTTCCAACGCGTCCAGGGCGTGACGGTCGAAGCTGGGTGCATCTCTCCCTATTCCATTGCCCGCATCCCCACGACTGCGAACACGCCGAACGGTGCCATGATGTGGCTCGGACAGGACCGGAGCGGATTAGCGCGCGTCTATCTTGGGCAGCAGACATCGGCCGTACCCGTCTCAACCTTCCCTGTTGATGGCGCATTGCAGGCGATGGGTGATCTGTCAGGCGCAGTTGCCTCTGTCTATCAGCAGGACGGCCATGTCTTCTACGTCCTGACTGTACCGGGTAAGTCTTCAAGTTGGGTTTTTGATGTATCGGCCGGATTGTGGCACGAACGTTGTGCGTTGGATGCTGATGGGAATGAAGTCCAGATCCGCCCGCTGTTCTGGATACAGGCTTATGGCAAGGTCTGGGCATGTGACCGCGACAATGGTGCCATCTACCAGGTGACCCCTAACGCTCTGGATGATGCTGGAACACCGATCAAGCGACAGCGTGCTTTCCCGCACCTTCTAACCGCTGGCACGCGCGGCATTCATCGCAAGTTTATGCTCGATATGCAGCAGGCCGCAAACGTCACGGTCAATGTGGACTGGTCTGATGACAGAGGCGTAACTTTTGGGGATCCGCGCCCCCTGGCGCTTGGGACGACGGGAAATTTCTGGCCCACCCTCTGGCGCTTGGGCATGGCGCGTGATCGTGTCTATCGCCTGACATGGACGGCACCCGGAATAACAGCACTCATGGGGGCCTTTATCGATATCGATCCGGTGCGCTCATGAGTGGGCCAACGGACCTGAACTCCCCCTTACCGGCCGGGAGGATCTGCAACGCGGATGGATCGCCAACAGCGCAGTTCCAGGTGTTTATGCGGCGCCTATGGGAAAGGACCGGATACTCCCCTGGGAATGATGCTTCTTGGACAGCCGCCGAAGCAGATATCGCTTCCCTTGTCGCCCAGGCCTCAAGCGGGAAAGCTGACCGCGCGCAGCAAACGGCAGAAGCCGCTCAAAGCCTGGCGGTTCTGCGCACTGAGTCCATGGCTCTTGCCAAGGCTCAAGAGGCTCTCGATGCCGCCCACTTCACGCTCCTGAACGCGCAGGCATGCGAAGCACGGGCGCTAAAAGCCTTGGAAAGTGCGCAGGAATTGGCTACACTTGTTCTTACGGCGCGCTCCGAGGCGCAGGCGGCACAGCCTCAAAATGAGAGCATGACGTTTTCAGTCATGAACCGCCCTTGGCCGTCGTCGCACAATCCCTCGTAAAAGGCGTCACACTCACCGGTGACAGCGCTGCCGTCTACACGGCAGGCGCAGGCACGACCGTGGTCAGTGGTGCTGTTGTCGCCAATCCCACAAGCGCAGCCGTCTCTTTGACGATCTCAATCCAGCGTTCTGGTGGCTCTGCGCTGGAAATTGTTCCTGGGCGCGCAATCGCTGCCGGAGGGACCGATCTGGTACCCGAACTCGGACGCGTTCTCTCCGCAGGAGACGTGATCAACGCATCCGGGAACGGGCTGAACCTGATCGTTGATGGATACATGCTGTCGTGATCTTCACAGCCCCTGACATTCCAGGCGCCCGGGTCAATGACATAGACGCCATCAATGCCGTCATCACGCATCCTGCAATCTATGGCGAACCAGGGCGTATCGTGGATGTGGAGGATCGGCTTGTCGTGTCCTTGCCAGGCATTGTGGTCGGCTTTCGAGCAGTCCGGTGCCGCGTTCACGAATGCCATCAGGCTGTAGTGCCGGAAATGCGCGGCAAAGAGGCGATTGCGGCGATGCGCCGGATCCGTGACTGGTGGTGGGAAACGCAGCCGTCCGACCTGATGATTGCCGCGATCCCGGACAACAAGAAGGCCGCGCGCTTCACGATGCACGCCCTCGGCTTCGTTCGCTGGGGCGAGATCAGCACACGCTGCCCTGACGGCATCGAACGTCATCACGTCACCTACAAAATGGAGCGTCCACGATGAGGTGGCACCCTGCATCCGCAATGTCTCAGGATTACAGGCCGGGAATTTGCTTTGATGACGTCTTCGGCGCTGGACAGGCAACGCAGGCCGCGACGACAGCCGCCACGACAGCCGCTCAAATGGCGCTTGAAAAGTCAGCCATGGACAAGGCGGCAAAGACTGGCACGGGACAGGCAACGGCCATCTCGCAGGCAGGTGAGACGGCCCAGAATTATCTGAATCCCTATGTTTCCGTCGGCAATAAGCTGATCGGAAGCATGTACGATAACAGCGCGTACAACACGACTGATGACAGCTATATCAACGATGCCGAAAATGACCTGAACCAGAGCACACTGGAACAGACGCCCGGCTACGAATGGAATCTGTCACAGGGCGAGCAGGCCGCGACGAACAGTGCAGCAGCCCGAGGCCTTGCGAACAGTGGTGCGGCCCTGAAGGGCGCGGAGACATACGCCAGCGGCCTCGCTGACAGCACCTATCAAAACCAGTTCAACGACCAGATTTCCGCCAATAACGCGGCCCAGAGCAATCTGACGAACACATTCAACCGGCAGAATGCGTTGCTTGGCTACGGAGCAAACGCGGCCTCTGCCAGCGCCAGCAATGCCACGAACACGGCCAGCCTCTCGGCCCAGGCAGCTCTTGCGGGTGTCGGTGCCACCATGTCTGGTACAACGGCGATGGGCAACAGCCTGACCAGCGGCCTCAACAGCCTTGGCAATCAGGCATCGAGCTACGGGACGAATTATCTGGCCTATCAGAAACTGCTGAACGGGAGTTCAAGCTGATGGCCGGCCTATTCGACACAGGCGCCAATGCGCTTCTCGGCATCGGCCAAGGCACGGTTCAGCCTCAGACCAACCAGCTCCAGAACATCGCGGCGGCTCAGAGCATCCAGAACCAAGCGCTGGAATATCAGAACGCACTGCTGGGTCAGAAGGCACGCAAGGCCGTCGGCAACGCTTTGGCGCGGCACGTCCGCAGGGACGGCAGCATTGATTATGGATCGGCAATCGCTGACGCCGCGAGCGATCCAGATGCCGCCTATGGGCTGCCGGATGCCGTCACACAGAACAACAGCCAGCAGGCCCAGAACATCGGCAATCAGGGTGCCCGGCTTGAACTGAACCAGCGCAAGACCGGAATGCTGGCCGGGCTGGCGGCGCCTCTCATGAGCAATCCGAACGTGACCAAGGGCGATGTTGCGCGCCAGCTTGGTGTCGGGGTGGCGCATGGCCTTATTTCGATGGATCAGGCGCAGGCCGCCTACTCCGCTTTGCCCGACGACAGTGCGGGTATCAGGCAGCAGGTGCGTGGCCTCATGGATGCGTCGATCGGCCCGGCCCATGCCTACAATGATGCTTACGGCTCCATGCAGCTTGTGGACGATGGCGGAACGCTACACTGGCAGAACGTTGGCTCCCCTGCCAGCGGCCAAGGTGGGCAGAATGTCGGCAGCGGCATTGCCAAGCAGACATCGCCAGAGACGAACTCGGCCCCAATCGATGTGGTCAATCCGGACGGCTCGCACAGCATCGTACGCCGCGATCAGGTGGTCGGTGGCGCGCAGGGACGCCCGACCGTGCCGCCTGAGGTCATGGGATCTGGGCGGTATCCGACGCAGCAGTCTGCAAATCCGGGGTATCAGTCGGCACCGGCAGCGGGGCAGGTAGAATCTCAGCGCGCTGCTGCCGAGGTTGCTGGCCATGCAGCAGGTGACCAGTTCGGACAGGCTGGCCAGCTTTCTGCTGGGTTTGGCGACCGGATGTACCGCTCCCAGAAGGCTCTCCAGCTTCTTCAGGAGATTTCGCCAGCCTCTGGAAAGCCCGCAGAACTGCACAACCGGATCGTGAACGTCGCCGTATCCCTCGGCATGACAACGCCATCCGATAAGGCGGCAGCGTATGATGAGGCCAACAAATACCTGACCCAGCTTGCAGCCAGTCAGCCGGGGGCCGCGCACAGCGACGCCCAGTTGGCTACGGCATTGGCAGGCAACCCATCGACGCACATCAATAATCTGGCGGCGCAGGATGCTTTGCGGGCGAATATCGCACTGGATCGGCGGGCCAACGCGGCCTATCTGGCCTTCCACCAGAAGTATCCGGGCACGGAAGCGCAGGTGCACGCCAACGAGTGGCCAGCGTTTCAGAACGACTACACGACCAAGAAAGATGCCCGCGCGTTTATGTTCGACATCATGACGCCCGAGCAGCGGGCGCGCCTCTGGTCGAGCATGGACGGTAAGCAGCGGCAGGCGTTCCGGTCTGAACTCCGCGGCGCCATGGCAACTGGCTTGGTGCAGGCACCGAACTGATGGCCGACCTCGACCGCCATTATGAGGGTGCGGGCCAGTATTGGGGCGTTGATCCCGAAGTTTTGCGCGCCGTGCACCAGGTGGAAGATCCGACGGATGATCCCAACGCCCGGTCTCGGGCCGGGGCGATCGGTCACATGCAGTTTATGCCGGAGACGGCACGCAGTCTCGGAATCGACCCAACTGATCCAGTGCAATCGATCTACGGCGCAGCCCGGCTCATGCGCGAAAATCTGGACCGGTACGGCAATCTCCCGGACGCGCTCCGGGCTTACAATGCCGGGACCGACCGGGCGCATTGGAACAACGACGAGACCAAAGCCTATGTTGGCCGGGTGGCGGCGGCCTATCACAAGCCGGAGACGCAGACCGTGGCCAAGAAGCCCGCAGACCCACAGACTGATGATGCCGCCCTGGACAAGATGTGGGGCCTGAGTGGCGAGCCCGCGAAGACGGCCCCTGCCCCCGCACAGTCTGGCCCGAGCGATGAAGAGCTGGACCGGATGTGGGGTCTGTCAGCCCCGAAGGTCTCACAGGCCCCGGCTCCGATGAGCGCACCGGCCGATATAGCGCCAGCCTATGAGAAGCAGAGCTGGGAGCGGAATGCGCTGGCGGGTACGGCTCGCGGCGGCCGCGACATTATCGACAGCGGTTTGGACGGGGCGAACTGGCTCCTTGGCAAAGCCGGTGTCCATGCGCTCCAAGGCGCGATTGACCATGAGGATGCCGCCCGCAAGCAGTACGACCGGGACTACAGCGGAAGCCTCTCGGCCAAGCTGGGGCGTATCGGCGGCAATCTGGCCGGGTCCGCCATTCCTGTCGGTGGAGCAGAGATGGCGGCCGCCCGCCTGGGTGCTCGTGCTCTTGGAGCGCTTGGGGCGGGCGAGAAGGTCTCACAGGTTGGAGGCGCGCTCTTGGGAATGGGTGCAGGCGGAGCGGCGGCCAATGCAGCGACGGACAGCGAAACAGGGCAGCCCATCGGGCAGGCGTTGCGCGACGGTGCAATCGGCGGCGTACTGACGGGTGGCGCGACTGCGCTGGCCAAGCCAATCGCACGCGGGGCCATGGAAGCCTTCACAGGCGGCACGGTTTCGCCGGAGCGGGCCGCTCTGGCGCGCAGGGCGGAAGACCTTGGGATCGACCTGACCGCACCGCAGGTCAGTACCAGCCCGAACATGGCATATCTGTCAGACGTGGCGAATGGCGGCATCGTATCACCGGAGCAGCGCAGCCAGTTCACGCGCGCCGTCTCGCGCACCTTCGGGCAGGACAGCGACCGTCTAACGCCAGACGTGATCGATGATGCACACAATGCGCTTGGGAACCGCTTCGACCATGTGGCGGCGAACACGATCATCAAGGCCGATAATCAATTCGGGAGCGATCTTGGCGCCATTGCCGATGAAGCGCGGCAGGTGTTGCCCGAGCAGGAAGTCACGCCGATCGTCAACCAGATCAACAACATCATGAGCAAAGCGGCGACTGGGGAGATCAGCGGACCGCAATATCAGGCGCTTACCCGGCAAGGCGCGCCTCTCGCCCGTGCCATGCGGTCCAACAATCCGAACGTTGCCTATTATGCCGGGCGCGTCCGGGATGCGTTTGATGATGCGATGGAGCGCTCTCTGACCGCAGGTGGGCGCACGGATCTTCTGGGCGAACTGAAGGACGCGCGCCGCCAGTACAAGAACCTGAAGACCATTGAGCCCTTGGCGGCGAAAGCCAATGAGGACGGCACGATCAGCCCTGCCCTGCTTCAGGGCGCGGTCAACAAGTCCTTCAAGAGCCGCGCTCGACGTGGTGCGGGAGATTTGGGAGACTTGGCCGATATCGGTCAGGCGTTCCTGAAAGCGCCGCCGAACTCTGGCACAGCCCCGAGGCTTGGAGCGGAAATCGCATTGAGCGCAATCCCCGCTGCCATTACGGGGCATGAGCTGGGCGCGGCTGCTGGCGTGCTTGGCGCAATGGCAGGACGGGGCGTGGCGAAGGGAGCGGCCCGCACCTATCTGAACAGCAATGCGCTCAAGAACAGCCTTCTTCGCCGGAGCGAGGTATCACCCGGCACGCCCCGGAATGCCCTGCTTGGCGGCTTGGTGGATGCAGCAAAAGCCGGAGCGCCTTACGCTGCAGCAGTGCCGACCGGAGACCAGATCGTCCGGAACTGGCTTCTGGGCCAGTAGTCTCATTCCAGAAAGGGCACGTCCTGTTTCTTGCGCCGATCCAGCCAGTTATTAAAGGCGTTGAGGCCATGAAACAGGGCGAGAAAGCCCCAGACTAAAACGAGGCCGGTAATCACTATCACCCATGGATAGCGCATGTATTCTTGGCCCGGTCCGGGGTCCCAAAAATGGAAAAAGAATAATGCCACCGTCATCAGAAGACCCCACCCACACCCGTAAGGCAGCGCACACCACCACGAGATCGGCGGCCGTGTCCGGTTGCGCGCCCAGATGCGCCGTGTGCCGCGAATGATGCGCGGAAGCATCATGATGACAATGACGTAAAGGAGCGTTGTGAAAATGCGGTGGTTGCGCACGGTATAGAACTGATCGTCAGGGACGTGATCGGTCCAGTCAAAGCAGAGACGCCAGAACCATACGATCCAGAAGAGAATGAAGCCGCCAGTCAGGTAAGTGGCGATAGAGCGCTCGGTATGCTTGTCAGTGCCCGGATCTGCATTGAGCATCATGAGCCAGTTGACCACGAAGAGGCCGATAATCGCCGCAGCGATCCAGAGAAAGATCATGCGGCGAGCTTTACCCGATCCATTTAAAGCCGTGTGCCATGAGGCCAAACAGCGCTCCAAACGCTACAACGCCAGCGCTCAGCAACCATATAGCCACTTTCAGGCCTTCTTGCCTGATAGCTTTGAACTCTGCGTTCATATCTTTGCGCATATCGCGAAGTTCAGTTTGGATCTCTTTGCTAGTATCACGGAGCTCAGCCTGAATCCCTTTCAGAGTTTCGGCTGTATCTTTGGCGATGTGCTCCAGAACAGCAATGCGTGGCGCTAGATCATCCATGCCGCCATTATCGCCTCCCCCTCCGCCTTTTTCAACGGTTTTCCGCGCTTCGTGCCGTTCAAGGCCTTCCGCAATGCGTCTTTCCATTCTCTCGGCGGCAGTCACCACTCGAATTCCCCGAACTGAGTGTTGATCTTGTCGGCGTCTTCAAAGGATTCCTTCAAGAAGCGCTCGATCTTCTCACGCGTTTCCGGGTTCATTTGCCCTTGGTACTGTTCAAGCACGCTCTGCATGATCGCGGTGGAGCGCATCTGCGCGAGGCTCAGGCGATAGATCGCCTGGGTCAGATCATGAAGGGTCGGGAGTTTTTCAGCCATTCGTCACCCTCCCCGGCAGAGCGGAGTCGGGTCAATGGAGAGAATGAGAAAGACTAACTCCATACATCCAGGGAGTCTTCCTCGTTGAGGTCTTCATCTCCCAACAATGAAAACCCAAAATAACACCCCTTGCCTCCACCTTTATTAGATAAATATTGCGCCCATGGCCCATGTCTATTATAAATTTCCTCATTCACATATTCAACAATTACCGCCCTTTCACCTCCTTTTGTTTCAAAAAATATGTGGTCATCGTGAAATTCTATGTTCTTAATATTTATATGATCAATAAGGACTTCTTTAGCTACTGACCGAATATTTTTAAATTTCTTAAAGCTCTCGCGAACCTGAAGCAAAATTTGAGCCATACTGTCTCTAGACTGCAGTGCTTCACTCAGAAGCCGGCGAGCCGCTTCCACCTCCGACGGTAGTCCAAAGTCTTTTTGATAGGCCTTAATCCTATCTACGAGTTCCTTAGGAAGGAGATAAACCTTCCTCTCCATACCGTCCTTGTCAGCCATCTACGCCTCCCAATGCACATGTGATGACTCAAGCCTATGCATCAGAAAAAAATCAATTGACTGACATGTGTGCGTCGTGATGTAGTTCCTTATGTAGCAAGGGAGATACATAATGTGACTCATGACGATCAAGCGCTTAACGCACGGCGCGTTTATCAGAGTGCACGTAAGACAGCCAAGTTGGTGCGCGTCGTTGCGCTGTTCCACCCAGACACAGTCCGCGCGATTGATGATTGGGGTTTATCGCAAGGCGCGTCCACGAGGACCTCTGCCCTTAAGCTCATGATTGAAGCTGCTTTGGAAACAAAAAAGGCGTCGGACCAGCCTGCAAGCAATCCCGACGCCTCAACCACCACCCTCTGAAAAGGAAATGGCCATGAGCCACGATAGCACAAACACGCCCGAATGGGCAAAGCCAGAACATATCGAAGACTATTTCGCCCGCATTTCTCGCCGCACCTTGGAGCGCGAATGCCTGTCAAACTGGCTTGCCGTCGCAGCTGTGGCGGAAGCACTCACGATGGGGGAGGTAAATCAGGCCCCCGTAAGCGATACGCTGGATAAGATCTCTGAAATCGTCCGCGACGGGATGGGGTTCACCTTCCGCCCTGATATCCCTGAGGTCGAAGAGGCTTGGCGTAAAAGGGTCAGAGAAATCTTCGCTGCTCATCCAACTTCTGATGAAGGAGACGCAGCATGAGCGGGATTCAGAAGGGCGTCATCGTCTACAATAATCACCCCATCAACTTCCTTGCCGAGATGATCTGCCTCACCGACATGTGGAAGGCTGCGGGAGAGCCGTCTGGTCGCGCACCTAGCGATTGGAGAGATTTAACCGCTACACAGACATTCGTGGATTTTCTGACGGATTCTGGCATTGCCGGGATTTCCGGCAATGAGATTTTCCGGACAATCCGTGGTGGAAAGAAGCCGGGAACCTGGGCTCACTGGCAGATTGCTTTTGCATACGCCAAATATCTTAGCCCTGAGTTTCATGTATGGGTTAACCAAGCAGCTCGCGAGAAGATGCTGGCGATCTCGGGTTTGACTGCCGACGAAATTCGTCGTCAGTCCTGCAAGCTCTCAGTTACCGACCATGCTACCCTTCTCCGCAAGGCAATCGCTCTACACGGCTCCATCTTCGTCTACAACAAACGTCAAGGAATGGACCTGACACAAGCCCGCGCCAAAGCAAATGCTCAGGTGCTGGAACAGATGGGCGTTGATCTGCCAAAAGAATGCGGATGGCAGTCTCAGCCACTCGCTGTCCAGGAACAGGCGCTGACGGCAACAGATATTGCCAAGGCTCTCAACCTGCCTGGGAACAAACCGGGCGAAGCAGGAAACAATCTGTTGGATGCAGCGGGCCTCTACTCTTGGACGCGCGATACGAAGGGGAGAAAAGTATGGACCCCGACTGAGCATGGTCGCAAGTTTGGTAGATATGAGGACAAGCCTCGCGCTCATACTTCAGGAACGGTTCAGCCTTGGGGTTGGTATCCCTCGGTTCTCGACGTTCTCCGCCTCCACCTCGCAACCGCAACGGAGGCGCCCCCTTTCGCCAAGAAGCCGGAGCCGGTGTCATGAGCGCGCTGGCAACCCGGCAGGATGCGCGCGTGACGGGCGCCGTCATGGTGAACGGCAAAATGCTGTGCTTCGACGCAACGGACTATGATCTGGAGCCTGGCACAGAAGCCGTGGTGATCGGAACGAAGGGGGAGATCTATGTCTCGCCCATCGCCGAAAACCATCCGGAAGACAGAGCGCGGCTGGCCCGCATTCGCTGCGCTCTCATTCCGTATGTGTCTGGCTTTTACTCGCCACGAGTACCGGAATTTTTACAGGTGAAAGTGCTGGGGCGGTATGTTCCCATGCCCTCTCCTGCTTCGGGGAAAGCAGGGAAAAGTGCAGTACGGGCGCTGGAAGCCGCCTGA